CGTCTCGGAACGGAGGATAAGCAGCTTGCGCCGATACGCCTCTACCATCCGCTCTATCTGCTCTGGCGTGAGAGGCTTGTCCTTTATATTCTCCACGGAGCGGTCGTAACGTCTATCCCTTAAGGCACGACCGAGAGCTTGACGAGAGCCTGCTTCCAATAAGGCGCGGTAGGAACGCACGGCGTCCTGCTGCTGAATAGTTAGTCCGATGCTGTCCCGGAAGGCTCTGGCCGCACCTCGTGGTCCTTGACCTGTGAGCTGGGCGTTGACTAGGGCCAGCCTGGTGACGTTACGCTGTGTCCTGGTGAACCCCTGAATGAACTGCAGCCTGTTGGTACGCATCAACGCAGCAGCAGCCGGGTCCGTTGGGTTGAAGCCTACAGCAACTCGCGCGGACGCTAGGTTAGCGAGCGCGGTAGCCTCTGCCTGCCCTGCGGCCTGGAAGACCTCTGGGATGACGTTGCCGAAGCGGATGATGTGGCTCTCTACAAAGTCCAGCGCGGCGTTGACCTGGCCAGCGTTCAGCAACGTGGTGACGTGGCGCAGCGCAGCGGGACTGGTGGTGTCCGACAAGAACTGGCGAAAGGCTCTCTGTACCCTCGACTCCAAGCCGCGAATGGCTAGGCGGAGAGCTCTTTGTTGCGCCGTCTCAGCCATTAGATCACCGAGGGTAGGAAGCCCTTACTCCGGAACGCGGACGTAACGATAGCGAGGGCTTGGTCCTCATCGAAACCTTCGTTGCACAGCGCATCGAAGCACATGCGACGCGACTTGGCCGTAAGCTTGACCAGGTCCTCTATGTTCGAGAGGTTGCGCGCGATCGTTTCCATCGCGGCCTTGTGTTGCTTCACACTATCGTCTGCCGCCTGCGGCAGCACGTGCAGCTTACTACCATTAGCGTTAATCGGATCATCAGGCATCGAACCACTCCTTTGTCGGCTTCCCTAGACGTTCAGCCGTCCAACCACTCATACTCCTAACGCGATCCTTAAGCAGGGTAGGGTAGAGCTCCTCCCAATGCTTCAGGTAATGCGTGCACTCAGTCCACGGTATGCCGCGCGCGTTATCGTGCCAATGCCGCATAGTTGCCAGCATAGGCACACCGCAGAGCACCACGCGCTCCGCCACGTCTAGCGTGACGCAAGTAGCCAATAGGCCGGAGGAGCCACCACGCTGGCGGTGCTGCTGTATCTCCGGCAGGGAGTTGCGAGCCTTCACCGGCCCGGTCCAGAGCTTATCAGCGGGTGGCAGGTTCTTACCCTTGCGCTCGTACACCCACTGCGTCAGCTTGTCAGCGTGATGACTTACCCAGATATCAAACCGGTGAGGCCAAACCACGCCGATGTCGTTGATGCAGACCGTGAGCTCTGGGGTAAAGAGCTCGATTAACGCCTTGTGATCTTCCCATACGCACTCAGCTCCACCGAGTACGACAGCGGTCTTGGCAAGCATTAGCGCCTCTCAGGACTGCGACCTGCAAGCTTACGCTTGCCCTTCAAGTGATCGGAGAACGCACCCAACGGGGATTGGAACCAAACGTGGCCTCGACCGTTAGGGGTGACGTTACGTTGTCTCATGCCGGGATAAAGGGAGCGACAATGGTCAAATACGAAGGCACTGTGCCACTCCTTAAGCTCGAAGACAGAGTCCTCGCGATACGTATCAGCGAACCTCTTGAGGAATGCGCGTGGGTAGTGGCCCAGTCTTACTGCCCAAAAGCCGAGCTCCGAGTGCTTTGGTGGACGACCAAGATAGCAGATCTCGTGGTCCGCCAGCATGATCTGGACAAGGTTATCCGGGACTTTGTTAAAGGTCACGACATCTGCGTCCATCCAGACCAGAACCTCATCGTCCGGCAGGGACAGTGCTGCGTGGTGCGGAATAAAACACTGCCGACAGAACTTGACAGCGTCAAAGCGAAAGTTGTACTCCGTACCCTGCTTACCGCACTTGACCGGATCTCCTTGGTGCTTCGCTATGAACTCCTCGACACCCGGAATAGACGACAGTAGCCGCTGTTCTGCCCTACCGGCCCACGGCACCTTCTCCTCCACGTAGACGACCAGCTTAAAGTCCTTCGGCCAGAACTGGTCAAAGGTCTTCAGGAACTGATGCCCGTAGGTACGGTAGCCTTGTGGGTTAAACCCAGATACAACGGTTGTCATTGGGCCACCAGCACTAAGTCCAAACCGCGCTTCATCACCACCTCGTAAACACAGTCCTTACCAAACTGCAACCCAGGGATGGGTTGGTTCTCTTCCACGATGAGGACTGGCCTGCACCGTCGAATGGTGTTATGCGCTCCTGCTAGCGCCTCCATCTCTCCACCCTCTAGATCGAGCTTGATCAGCCCGCACGTCTTAAGGCGCAGAGCGTCTATGGGCATGGACACACCGTCCCCCTCTTTGTCGATGTACGCGCGCACGCTGGTAGAGCGATTGCGCTTAGGGTGTGGCTCTAGGTGAACACGGTGGACGCCATTCATCAGAGCCACCTCGTGACGTATCACGTTAGGGTATTTCGCCGTACGCGCCGTGAGGTGCTGGAAGGTCTCTGGGAACGGCTCGAAGGCATGCACGAGCTCAAACCGCTCCGCCATTAAGACCGTCCAGAGCCCTTTGTTAGCTCCGCCGTCAATGGCTACGGACCAGTCTGTAATCCATTTGCGGTCAAAGACCTTCTTGAGAGTCACTAGCTGGTCCAACTCGACTGGTTTGGGATTAGCGAGCGCGGGCATGGTCGCCGCCGTTCATCCGGATGACCACATTCGATAGGTAGCCTTGATCAACGTAGAGCACAAAGTACGCTAGACGAGCTACTTCCATGGAGTTGAGGAAGCGGTGCTTGGGGTGCTCCTTACGCCGCTTATCCAGGTTCTCATGGTCCGTACGACGTTGCGTCATGCCGGAGTCTTCAATAATACCGGGTGCGATGCACACCAGCTGTTGCTGTGGCTTGAGAGGCTTGGTCTCCACGTAGCAATGGAGCGCCGCTTTCGCGCCTGCGTAGGCACCGTCGAACCCCCAAGCGAAGCCGGACTCAGAGCCGATGACGCAGATCCGCGCCTTGTGGTTGTGCTTGAAGATCCAGTCGCACATGGCAATAGGGGCAGCAGCGTTTACACGGAACGCCTCCGCAACCTGGTCGTCGCTTTGCACCCACAGGTTCTTTCCTAGTAGGTAACCAGCGGCGAAGAGGTAGCGATCCACCGTAGGGATCTCAGTTCGGCTCTCAATCCGCACAACATCGTCGTCCGGCCCGAGGAGCTTGGCAAGGCCCTGTACTATGCTAGTGTTGAAACCTGTTACTGCTAAGGTCATGTTACTGGTACCAATCGTCGGATACTCTTTCGAATAGAACGACATACGAGTCGTCGTCGTTGTCCGGACCTAGCACCCAGCCGTTCACCTTCAGATAAGCCTGGACCTCCTCCAGCTTGTCGAAGGCTTCCGTGATTACACCGTCGAACTCTGTGAGTGCGTATACCAGAAACCGTTTTGTGGTCATGTCCCTCTGTATTTCACCTCCAGCAGAACGCGCTCTCTGTACGGTGCCAGCTTTTTGTCCCACCACTCCGGTGGCTTCACTGTTAGGTGGACGTTACGACCGTCCGGGAACACCTTCTCCCTGCTTGGGACGATTGCAATGCCAAGGAACACAAACTTGGTAGCGTAGCTAACAATCTCATCCATCACCGCATTGATGTCTGCCTCTGCGATGTGCTCCATAACGTCCGTGCTAATAACGCCATCAAACTTACGGTCGGGCTTCCTGCAAAGCTGCCTCACCCCAATATCGTAACAGTACGGCAGCAGCCCACCCCACCGTTCGTGGACGCGCAGATCTAGGTACTGATACCCCTTGCCACACCCGAAGTCGAGTAAGGAGGTAGCGTTGGTACGCTTGATCAGGTCGGCGATGATCTTGGTGTACGCTGGGCACTTAATGCTGTATCCAGGATACGTTTTGTTGCGCTCGTGCAGCAGACCGTAGAGCTTGGCGTAATCTTCCTGCATGGGTTATCCTGCGATTAGACGAGCGATCTCCTGCTCAGTATGCAGCACCGCGTCAATCTTGCCAGCGCGCACGCGCAGGGTACGGTTGCTGATTGGTACTATGTCAACAAGACGTGAATCAGCCCCCGACTTGGGCATAGCTCTGATACCAAGCTTCCAACCTGCAATCTCATACGTCCTAATCGCCGGGTAGAAGTAAGCCATCGCGTTGATCATCTCACCGGTACGCTCGAGTGTCGTCTTGCCGTCGAGCTTGTCTAGGAACGTCTTCGCCTCCCAGTAGGTAGCCACCCGCTCGAATGGCGTCCACTTAGCGGAGGTTAGACTACAGAGCCCTTCCTTCTCGTTCCACGGATAGACTGAGGGGAAGGGACCGTCCATAATCGTAACAGCCTTCTTGGTCGGTCCCTTTAGGAGGACCGTAAGACAGGGTTCGTAGCGGTCAACGTTGGCTGAGTCTCGCGCACAGAACGTGCAGTCAATGGTCCAGTCATACTCTGGGTCGTCCATATCGTGCGGCTTCTGGTCTGACTTGAACCGAACGATGTACCGGAGCTCTTCCTCAAAGAACCGGCGCGCCAAGTCGATAATGATATGGCGCTCACCCGTCAGGACTGCTCCCTCCACGTTCTGGAGGCCATGCTCTGCCGGGTCGTAGACCGTGACAAACTCCACCTCGCCCTTCAGGGACTGAACGTAGTTCGCAAAGTCAACCATGCTATCGTTAGCAGCGATGGCGTAGATGTTGATGGGCACGCACCGTGTCAGGTGTCCGAACACCTTAAGGAACTCTCCCTGGTGCTCCTGGCAGTGCGCCCGCGTTAAGCGGGAGCGGGGATAGTGGAAGCCCAGATGCAGGCGGGCAGGGTTGGCTCCTGAGGCTCCGGCAAATAGGTGGTCGGCTATATCGTGAAGCTCGACCTTGTAGCCGCGTGCAGCCAAGCCTCGGGCGATGGTGCAACCGTACCAACCACCACCGAGTACCTTGATCCTCATGGGAACACACAGATGTAATCGTGCCACATATTGCCCACACATTTAGCTCCCAACGACTCAAGAAAGTCAACTGGAGCTCCTGGTCTTAGTCCGTACCGTGACTCGTACTTAGCAATCGACTCCACTATCACCACCGGGCGACAACGTCGGAGGGTCTCCTCAGCGCCGCGTAGCACCAAAGTGTCAGCCCCTTCCGCGTCCACCTTAAGGAAATCCAAAACCTTCAGGTCAAAGCTGTCTAGCTTTCGCGTCACCACCGGTCCTGCGTCCAACCTCTTTGCAGGCTCTTCCCAAGTCACGTAATGCTTGGAGTGGCTCCCAGTCGTCTCAGTACGACGGCTCTTCTCCTCGAAGGTCAGGTGTGCCGTTCCTTCACGGTCGCCGAGTGCCGATACGCTGAGTAGGACGTTGCTTGCCTTCACGTTCTTCTCGAACCGTTCTACGTTTGGTTGGAATGGCTCGAAGGCCAGCACATTCGTGAAGCGTTCCGCTAGCACCTTAGTCCAGAGGCCTACGTGAGCTCCAACGTCAACTGCTAGCCGAAACGAGTTGACGTGCACTAGCGCCACGTCTAGGTGCGCAAGCTTCTCCCGGCGCGTGGGCTTCACTTTGTTGTCTCGATCAGGTTGACGGTAAT